TTCGTTGGTTTGGCGGGAGCAATGGGAGCTCGTGCATTCATCAGGTTTGCCAATCAGCAATTAAAAGCAGCTGATACTATCGGCAAGATGGCGTCTAAACTCCAGATTTCCACAACTGCACTTCAGACGTTCAGGTTTGCAGGAGAGCAATCGGGTGAGACGCTGGAAACGATGGACAACAACCTTATTAAGTTTGCAAAGCAACTCGGTGAGGCACAAGTCGGCATTGGACTCGCAAAACGCGAGCTCGAGATTTTAGGAATTGAGCTTCGTGATAATACCGGCAATTTCAAGAGCCATGAGGAAATCCTGAACGAAGTTGCAGACGCATTCCGGAATATGAATGATCCGGCGCGGAAGATGTCTTCTGCAATGGCGCTGTTTGGACGCTCCGGTCATGTCATGGTCAATATGCTCTCCGATGGTGCAGATGGACTTGAGAGATTACGAGACCAGCTTATTAAGACCGGTGGAATTATAGATGAGAAATTTATACGCGAAGCCGAAGACGCAAACGATGCAATGAACCGGCTTTCCAAGACCTTCGGCGCTATAACGACTCGTTTAATGTCAGATCTTTCACCAGCAATTCTGAAGATTACAGATAACATCATGGAATTGATGGATATAGATGCGAATTACGGACGAGGTGCAGAACGTTTAAATCGTGACCTGGAGAAAGTAAACGAAGAATTAGCAGCTGCACAAGCAGAAGCATTTGCGATGCAGAAGACGATTGAAGAAAGCAATGTCGTTATGAATACGTTTAATGCACGCCATGCACAACTTGCGGGTCTTCAAGGTGAAATTTCAGACCTTTTGGAACGCCGTGCAAACATTGAGGAGCATCTTGCAACTATACCTAAGAAAACAGTTAGCATCCAGAAGGACGTAAAGAAGGAATTAGAAGATCAGAATAATATACTTAAAGAACAACAACAAATTCAAAAGCACGCATCACAAATGCGGTTCATGGGAGCAACTAAAGTCTTAGGCGCTCAACAGATGATAAATAAGGAACACGAAGAAACAATAGATTTATTAGAGGATGAATATTCAGAAGATTTCCAAAAAAAGGAAGAACAAAGAATAGAAAATCTCAGGTTGCAGAATGAAAAAATTGCAGAGCAAAAAAGACTTCAGGAAGAAGCACGCGAAGCAAAGTTGAAAGCGCAGGAAGAATTACGAAGGCAACACAAAGAAAGAATGGATCAGCTGAAGCGGGAGAAGGAAGCCGAAGAAAGACTCAGAAGGGAAGGATTAAAGCAAACCATTTCAGTCGCAAAACAAACCGGTGATATTCTGTATGAACAAGGCGTTATGGGCTTCGATGCAATGAGGGCACTTGCGTTCACTGAAGCGTTGATAAATGCACAATTAGCGGCTACTAAAGCTCTGGCGACACTTCCGCCGCCGTGGTCTTATGCCGCGGCTAATCAAATTAAAAACATGGAACCGCCAGCAAGGGAAATGGGAGGTACAGTTACGAAGGGCAAACCGTTCTTGGTCGGCGAGAGTGGTGCAGAAATATTTACTCCAGGACAAACAGGAACGATAACGCCAAATAATGCAATGGGGGGAACTAACGTGACTTTCAACATCCAGACGAACGACGCTCAAGGCTTTGACCAGCTATTGATTGCAAGGCGCGGTTTGATTGTCAGCATGATAAATAAAGCCATGCACCAGCAAGGTAGAAGGGGCATCGTATGAGTGGAACTTTCCCAAGCAGTCCGGCATTTAATTCGCTGAATGTCCAGAGTGTTCAACCAACTTTTGTGTCCAGAACTATTTCCGGAAGGCGTCAGGCACGTCAGATTGGTGGACAATATTGGACTATGACTGCTTCATTTGCACCAATGACTCGCGCTCAGTTTCAACCGATTTATGCGTTCGTTATGTCACAGCGTGGAAGGTTTGAGTCGTTCAGCTTAACTTTGCCAGTAATAAAATCAGGACTTGGAACGCCTACCGGCACACCGCTGGTAAATGGAGCATCACAGACCGGAAGAACGGTTGTTACTGATGGATGGAATAATGACACCGTTGTTTTCAAGGCGGGGGATTTCGTAAAGTTTGCAGGAAATGACAAAGTCTACATGATAACGAGTGACATCCAGTCAAACGGATCGGGACAAGCCTCACTACCAATTGAACCCGCTTTGGTTGCAAGTCCAGCAAATGACGAAGCAGTAGTAGCTGAAAATATTCCGTTTACGGTTGCACTGACTGGTGGGGTTCAGGAATTCGCAACCGGCACAACCGGCTTGTTTTCTTATGACGTTGACTTTGAGGAGGTTTTGTAATGCCTAGAGGTTTATCATCCGCTGTCAAAACAAAACTGGCGTCTGGCAAATTCACAATGGCGCACTTGGTTAAGCTCGAATTGAACACGACTTACAAATACACCGACTATGCAGTGAACATCGTTGACGGCTCAGACACCTACGTTCCTAATGGTTTTTTGCACGGGATTGGTGCAATCGCAGAAACCGCATCAATTAATATTGGCTCAATAGACATTGCAGTTTCTTCAGCTACACAGACCATTTTAAGCGATGTATTAACCAATGGACATTTGAATCGGAACGTAACAATTAAACGCACAATCTTGGACACGGATGACACCGTAGTTACCAGCGGAACATTCCAGATTTATGCTGGCTATATTGAGGGAATGTCAATAACGGATCGTCAGGGTGATTCAATAATTAATTTTGCGGTTGCTAATCATTGGGCGGATTTCCAGAGAATAGAAGGACGGCGAACGAATGATTCTTCACAGCAACATTTTTTTGATGGTGACAAAGCATTTGAGTTCACTTCACAAGCGGGCAAAAAACTTTATTGGGGCAATGTGGACATAGTGACATTTGATGAACATCCTAACTGGACTTTCGGGGATTTACCTCCCGGAACAACGACCGCACACGAACCCCCCTCATATTTATGGAATTAATATGGGAGTAATTGGCGGAACTTTTGGTGATGTTTTAAGCACCGTTACTGGTGGAGCAACTGACCAGCTAGGATTAACTGGCGACGGTGGAGGTTCAATCGCCGGTGGAATAACGCATGAACTTGGTACAACTGCATCAACATTAGTCACAAATGAATCACCAAGTGTAAACGCTACTGAAGATTTCGGACGCTGGCTTGATCCGCGTCAAGGAACAGACATTGGCTTGCCAATCGTATATGGCACACGCCGAACCGGAGGGATTTTAATTTATCAGGAGGTTTCTTCAGATAATAATTTACTCTACCGCGTCTATGCACTTGCAGAAGGCGAACAGCAAACCTGGACGACTTACGTTGATGACGTCGTATATGCTTCAAGTAAATTTTATAATTCAGCTGAGTCATTAAGACATATTGATAGGTTAATTTTTCGAGGTGATGACACTGGTTTGGGGACTAACGTCGGGACTGACTCTGGCAATCCGTTAAATAATGGCGGGAATGGAATTTCACTTGGTGCAGGATGGACATCAAATCATTTATGCAAAGGCATTGCGGTTGAAGTTCTAACATTTGTTTTTGATGCTCTTAAACGTGCAGAAGATAACGACACCGGAGCAACCGAAGATGAACCATTTTTTGAGAGTGGATTACCGAAGGTTGAATTTGAATTGACCGGCAAGGCTTTGGTAGACAGTAGCGGGTCGTCAGTAAGCGCTAAAAATCCAGCATGGCAGTTATACGATTATTTAACTAACTCTCGATATGGTTGCGGTGTGGCGTCAAGTTTAATTGATGCAACATCGTTTACTACTTGTGCAGGAATATGTGATCAGGTCAATAACTCAATTACACGTCATCAGGGAAACATCATTCTTGATTCACGGCATAGTCTGCTGGCAAATATTAAGAATATTCTTGCAACGTGCAACGGAAGGCTTCACTGGATAGACG